AGAAGACCTGCCGCAATACAAGGCGCGTCTTGCCTACGAGCTCGAAACGCTGCGCAACATGGGCTTTTCGGGCTACTTCCTGCTGGTGCAGCACATCGTCCAGTGGTCCAAGAGCAACGGCATCATCGTCGGGCCGGGCCGCGGTTCGGTGGGCGGCTCGCTGGTCGCTTACCTGATGGGCATCACGGACGTCGACCCGATCCGCTTCAATCTGCTGTTCGAACGTTTCATCAATCCTGAACGTCTGGACTTGCCCGACGCCGACCTCGACTTCATGTCCAAGCGCCGCGGTGAGGTGATCGACTACATCGCCGAGAAGTTCGGGCGCGAGAACGTCGCCGGGGTGTCGAACTACAACACGATGGGCGCCGCGGGCGTCATGCGCGACACGAGCCGCGTCCACGAGCTCAACCCGTTCGACTATGCCTGCTCGAAGCAGATGGAAAAGCAGCACGGGGTTTCGCTCTCGCTGGAAGAGTCGGCCGCGATCGTGCCGGAGATCGACAAGTTCAAGGGCGCCTACCCGGACATCTGGAAGCACATGGTCAATCTCGAAGGCGCGACGCGCGGGCTCGGGCAGCACGCCGCGGGCGTGATCGTCGCCGGCGAGCCGATCGTCAACCGCGCGGTGGTCGAAACCCGAACGGGCGGGCCAGTCTGCAACTGGGACAAGCGCGTCGTCGAGGACTGGGGGCTGATCAAGATGGACATTCTGGGTCTGACCAACCTGGACGTGATGAAGCTCGCCTCTGACTACATCGAGGAGCGGCACGGCCGGAAGATCGACTTTCTGCGGCTGCCGCTTGACGACAAGCGGGTCATGGAAGCGTTCGGGCGGGGCGACACCACGGGCGTGTTCCAGTTCGAATCGCCCGGTATGCGCCGGCTGCTGCGTGAAATGGCGCTCGCGGGCACCGTGACCTTCGATGATCTGGTCGCCGTGGTCGCGCTGTATCGCCCGGGTCCGCTCGATGCGGGCCTGTGCGATGACTACGTGGCGATCAAGCAGGGCGCGAAGATGGCTTACTACGAGCACCCGAACATGGCCCCGGCGCTGCGCGACACCTACGGTGTGATCGTGTATCAGGAGCAGGTAATGCAGATCGCGCGTGACCTCGCCGGGTTCACGTTTGCGGGCGCCGACCATCTGCGCAAAGCGATGGGCAAGAAGGACAAGGAGAAGATGGCCGAAATGCGCCAGAAGTGGGTCGACGGCTGCATGTCGCACTCGGGCATGACCGAAGGCTCGGCCAATGCGCTGTTCGACAAGATCGAGGTGTTCGCAGGCTACGCCTTCAACAAGTCGCACTCGGTCGAGTATGCGGTGATCTCCTTCTGGACGATGTGGCTCAAGGTCAACTATCCGGCCGAGTTCTTCGCGGCATCGCTCACCGAGATCGTCAATGACGCGCGACGCATGAACATGCAGGTGTTGCCACCTGACGTGAACCGCTCAAGCGCACGGGTAGAAATCGTGGGCGAGGACAAGCTGTATGCCCCGTTCCAGGCGCTCAAGGGTCTCTCCACAAACGCAGCAGGCTATATCGTTGACGCGCGCACGAAGTGGGGCAAGCCGTTCGAGAACCGCACCGATCTGGACGCGGCACTCAAAGCGGCGGGCTACACCGGCCGGCACATCAACCAGGCGGTCAAGGACAAGCTGGTGCTGATCGGCGCGTTCGCAGAGTGCGAGGGCGACAAGTTCCCCGCAATGCATCCAGACCGGCTGAAGAACCGCATCGAGTTGCTGCCAGGGTTCACGGTCGATACTGTGAAAGCTGACAGAACGCTGAACGCTGAAAGGCTTGCGCTGCTTGAACTGGTGCGCATCGCAGAGGAAGCGCGCTCGTGTGAGAAGTGTTCACTCAAGGGCGGGTGTCATCCGATGCCGCGTATCGGGAAGACGCCGAAGTTCATGGTGGTCGCCGATAACCCCAACTGGCAGGAGGAAAAGGCGGGCAAGCTGCTCGAAGGCGATAACGCGAAGCTGGTGATCAACGCGCTGAAGGAGGCGGGTATCTCGGCGCAGGACGCCTATTTCACGACGCTCGTGAAGTCCGGCAAGCCGAAGGATCAGAAGACGCTGACGAATGATCAGATCAACCAGTGTGGCGGCTTCCTCAAGCGCGAGCTGGAGATTCTCAAGCCGCCGGTGATCGTCACGCTGGGCAGCAACGCGGCGCGCTTCTTTGCGCCGGGCGTGAAGGGTGGCTCGATGGAACTCGCGGGCAAGGTGATCTTCGATCCGAAGCTCGACGCCTCAATCGTTTTTGGCATCAATCCGGGGCAGATTTTCCATGACCCGGGCAAGTATTCGATTCTGCAAACCGTGGCTGCGAAAGTGGCCGACCTCATCACTTAAAAAGGATTCACTCATGAGCACCGAAACCCTCTCCGTCGAAGAAATGGCTTCAATGGTCGGCGATCTGGAAACACCGGCGACCGCCGCAATCGTCACCGCGACGATCACCAACGCGCCCGCGCCGACTCCGAAGACGGCCGAGCCGACTGCATCGGGCCTGAAGGTCTTCGTGGACGTCGCGCAGCTGAAGAAGGATCTGCAGGTCAACCCCAACGATCTGGACGACGCGGTGATCAGCCAGGCGCCGATGTTCGTGCACTACGCCGAGCAGGCCGCGTATGCGCGCCGCCAGTGGGAGAAGTGCAAGCTCGCCGCCGAAGTGCTTGAATCGCAGGTTGACGCGGCGTGGCGCAAGAAATTCACCGAAGACGGCACCAAGGTGACCGAGAAGATGGTGGAGAACGCGGTCAAGTCCGATCCGCGCATCGTCAAGGCGAAAACCCAGACGATCGAGGCGCGTGCGCTCTACGACATTGCGAACGATGCCCGCGAAGCCTACACGCAGCGCAAGGACATGATCGTGCAGGTATCGGTCGATCGCCGCCGCGAGCGCGAGGGCCAGCTGCGTATCCAGGCCGCGCGTGAAGGCGAAACCGCCACGCAGTCGGGCCGTGATGCTGCGCTCGCCGCTGAAGCCGCGCGTCGTCAAGCTGCCTGACAGGATCTTTCGAATTCGGTCATTTAAATAAGTCACAGGTTACTATAATTGACGGTGTAGCGGGAGACGGTAAGCAGCAGCAAAACGCCTCCCGCTCAAAACCTCTGACTTATTACCTGAAAACTCTGAACAAGGAACTACAAACATGTCGACTCAATCGCTGATGGAACTGCTGCAAAAGCGCAAGGCTGCAACGGGTGGTCAGAAGACCATCAAGCCGAAGGCTGGTCGCAACCGCTACCGCATTCTGCCGGGCTGGCGCACCAACGGTGACCCGACGTTCTTCCACGACTTCGGCCAGCACTTCATCAAGGATGCAGCCGGTCAGGTGAAAGCGGTCTACATCTGCGCGGACAAGACGTTCGGTCGTCCGTGCGAGGTGTGCGACGCGGTGGCGCAGGGTATCCAGATGTCCACCGACGACGTGATGAAAAAGCGCATCGAGGACGCGAAGTCGAGCGGCCGCGTGTTGCTCAACGTCCTCGAGCTCGACGGCACGCAGCCGACGGTGCCGCAGATTCTCGAAGTCGCGCCGACCGTGTTCAACGGCAAGAAGGGTGTGGGCGGCATCATCAGTCTGTTCGATGAATGGCCGAACATGCTCGATCCGAACACGGGCAACGACATCATTGTCGAGAAGTCGGGCACGGGCCTTGACACCGCCTACAGCGTGCAGATCGCTGGTGCCTCGAAGCCGGTCCCGGCAGAGGCGCTTGCAAAGCTCTGCGATCTCGACGCGTATGTCATGCAGGAAAACGAGCAGGCGCAGCAACGCGCGCTGGCATCGGTTCGTTCGGTCGCGGGTCTGCCCACGCCCGCAGCGCAACCGGCTCTCGGCTACGCAGCGGCACCGAGCGTCTACACCGCACAGCCTGCACCGCAACCGTGGGAAGTGGACGAGACGCTCGATATCGGCTCGCTCGCTAACCCGGCCGCAGCAGCGACGGTCGCAGTCGCCGCAGCACCGGCAGTCGCAGCAGTCGCTCAACCGGCGGTTGCAGCAGCTGCTGCAACCGCCGCAGTGGCGCAGCCCGCAGCAGCAGCGCCGGTTGCAGCAGCCGTTGCCCAGCCTGCCGCAGCCGTCGCTCAACCCGCAGCAGTGGCTCAGCAGGTAGCGCCGGCCGCCGCAGCGGGCACGGGTGACCCGGAGCTCGACGCTCTGCTCGCCGGCCTGTAATCGAAGCCTGATGTAACGACAAGCGGCGGGGCACATACCTCGCCGCTTCCTCATTCAAGGGGTTCGATTGTGGCGAAAACCATCTTAATAGATGCCAATTCAGTAGGTCGCGCGTCGCACGCGGCCACCAAGCTCACGGTGGGCGCATTCCAGACTCAAGCCATCTTCGGCTTTCTGCGCACGGTCGGTGCGCTGTGTCGCGATTACCCGGGCTGGCAGCTGCTGGTGTTATGGGATGGTCGCGCGGATCACCGCTACGCGATTCATCCTGGATACAAGGCCAAGCGCAAGGACGCGCTGGTCGATCCGGTGAAGGCCGCTGACCGCGCCGCCTACGAGGCCCAGGTGCCCTTCATCAAGAAGGCGCTCGACATGCTGGGCGTGCCGCAGATGACCAACGCCGCGCTCGAGGCCGATGACCTCGCGGGCTACTTCGTGCCGCGCCTCACCGCAAAGGATGACGTGCTGCTGGTCACGGGCGACTCCGACTGGTGGCAGCTGATCAATGAGCGCTGCCGCTGGTTCGACCCGCGCAAGGCCGGTCTGCATGTGTGCCTCGATGACTTCTTCCAGAAGACCGGCTATTTCAGCCCGCGCGAATACATCGAAGGCAAGGCGCTGGTCGGTGACTCGACCGACGACATTCCGCCGGCCGGTGGCATCGGCAAGTCCGGGGCACCCGAATTCATGGCGCAGTTCCGCTCGATGGAGAAGTTCCGCGCGATGTGCGATGCGGGCGAGTTCGTGCCGAAGCTGAAGAAGCACGTCGAGCTGTGGAAGGGCGAGAGCCGCCGCAACTGGGACCGGAACATGAAGTTGATGAACCTGCTCGACCAGCCGCACCCGGACCCGGCCAAGACCGTCATCACGCACGGCGTGCTGAACGAGGACACGTTTCGCGCGCTGTGTGAGCGCCTCGCGTTTCGGTCGATGCTACGGGAATGGGATCACTTTCTGATCCCGTTCCGTCAACGATGGGAGGCGCGGCTTAGAAAGGCCGCATAGGGAGAACTGCATGGACATTGTGATTGAAAAGAACGTGCCGCCGCCTTCATTCGGGCACGGCACATGGGGCAGCGTGCTGTCCCGCCTCGAAGTGGGCGACTCGTTCGTCACCAACGATAGCAAGAGCGTCCGGGGTGCACTGCGCACCGCCGCGACGCGCGTGAAAATCAGCCTGACGATCCGCACCGAAGTGGACACGAACGGTCACCCCATAGAAG